CTTATCAACTTCTCCTCTTAGATATTTTTCTGGGAAAGAACCTAGATATTGCTTCTCAAAGTTCTTTACAAAAGCATATAAGAAGAGATTACTTACGTTGTATACTTTCTGTCCAGAATTGTGTGGTGCTGCTTCTGTGCTAGTAAATGTGCTACTTTCGTATAGATCTCCAAGAGATGAATTGCCACTAACACCTCTGGAACACTCTCTTAGTTCGGTGTCTGTTCTTGTGGCGTAAAAAATGATCTCGTCATCAATTCTTACATAACCATTCTTCTTTGGGAATGATTGTGCATCTTGTAAGACAATTGTAGTGTCACTATCTGTAATAGTAGAAGCAAGAACATCATTCTGCTTTAAGATGTTCTTTTCATAGAAGTCGATGTCTGCATATTTTTGGAGGTTATTAATAACATCCAATGTGCCACCTTGCACTTCCTGCGCTTCATAATACTTTTGCATGAACTTACTGAAGAGTTCATACTCTGTACTAATGAATTGAGGAAGCTGCGTTTCGATCAGAGTGGAAATTCTCTTAGTCTTTACAGCAGGCATTTACTTACTCTTTGTATGCAGTGAACGAGGAATTAGCAACGTCAACATCAAGATAAACCTCACGGAGTGCCTTGATATCATTAGAAAGTGGTTTTACTCTTACAGAGATGCGGTTGTCAAAGAAACTGCCCTTAATGATAGTAAGAGCATACATTTTTAATTCACCTTTCACATAATCAATATCGCCAACTTCGCTGTCGAGGACAACTTTTTCACCAGTTACGCTATCTAGTCTATATAGGACAATTTTGCCATCCCTATCTTCAAGATAGACATCAAAATTGGGATACTCAGTTACTCTAAATCCAGTTGTAGAAAGAATAGGATCATCACAATCCTTGTCAAAAGCGTTCTGGAAACAAATCTCATAATAGAAAGTTGAGTTAAGTTGTGGATAGAAATCCTTCCTCATTGTTACAGAAGTTAAATTCGAATTGATTACCTTATCGGCATCATCAATTACACCAACTGCTTTACTGTATCTAAACTTACCATTGAACTTCTCAGTATCACTAGTATCAAGATAAGACTGAAGAGATGTAATGACCTTATCTCTAATTTGAGCAGGGGTTTCATCAGTCTTAGAGCGATCATAATAAATTTTACTTGTCAATTCTACAAATAGAATTGATGGATCAATAAGAACTGGTTCAACCGATGCTACAGTATACTTCTCAAGTTCTGTAACAATTTCATTCTTGCTTAAAGATGTCAAATAATTTGCATCTTTTGGTTTTAGTGAAATGAATACTTTACCATACTGTGGTGGGTCCTGATCTTCGCCTCCAAAGATGATAATGTCGCTGGTGGCAGGATATACCCTACGAACGATTGCTTCGTAGTCCTGGGCGGTTACAGCGCGGTCCTGTGTGCCATATGCCTTAGGAGCGGTATACTTGATCTTCTGAGTGGTCTCAATTTCCTCTCCACCTGCTGCAGCAGTAGTGGAAGTGATGGAAACAGAAACGTTTGGTGTCACACCATTTGGGTTTTCAAGGACACCTGAGAATACGAATGTCTTTACACCATTGCTTTCTGGTCCTGCAGTCGTGATATAAGAAACTTCAACACGAGAACCATTTTCAATTTTCTTTCCTAGAACTCCATCTCCAAGTAAAATCTCATATCTCTCATCTTCAATCTCATCTAAAAAGAAAACTTTGGATGTTCCATCAATACCAATGATATTATCAGCAACTTGATAGATCTCACTAAAGCTTCCTCCAGTGGGAAATACTTTCACCCTAATGGTATTTGTGTCAATGTTGGAGTTGTCAAGAATAAACCTTTGTGACTTGAGTGCCGTATTGACAGTAAATGTGTTTGTTAATAGTGTTCCTTCTCTAAGTGGAACATCTGTAAATGTTGCAACGCCATTTGATACTTGTGCTTTGGCATCATCCACAACAACATACTGATAAATGACATTATCATATGAAGCAATAAAACCTGTTCCTTTCTTTAAAAGCAACTCAGTATCAGTTGTAGCGTTCTGATATGTTGCTGTAAAAGAAATATAAGCAGTTGGGGACGTAGCACTCTTGGGTCTGTATCCTAATTGCTTCGCAATCGCTACTACATTGTCCCTCAAGGTCGCTGAATCAATGAATAGTTCATTGACTACCATATTGGTGTTAAACGCCGTATAGTAGGTGTTATAGGCGAGTGTATCGATCAAGGTCGATAATGCACTACCTTCAAAATCATAGTCAGTAAAGTCCGACTGTGCGCTCAAGTATTCCTTGAGCTGCGCTTTGATATCTTCAAAGTCTAAGTTAGCAACTTGTGTATATGGCATTATCGTGTGCGCTCTAAGAAGAAGTCTACAGTTATTGGTGCGTCATCTCTTCCAACAATTGTATAAGTCATTTCAACGTCATACCCATTATTCATGTAATCAGGCGTACAACGAATACCAGTAGTAGCAATTCTTGGTTCATAACGATTTAATGTATCACGAATCTCTGTTTTGATAATTGCAGCACTAGCAAAATCCAGAGGTTCAAATAAAGCATTTTGTACATCACAACCCAATTCGGGTTGGAATGGTCTTTCTCCCTTTCTAGTAAGAAGTAAGGCAGTAATCGCTTGAACGATAGCTGCCTTGTCTTTTACCTGTACAAGATCATCTGATACAGGATGCTTCTTAAATGTTACACTCAGATCTTTGAATGTCTGAAAGGTCGGCATTTAGACACAGCAATAGGCTGAATCTATTTATTCACTCGTGCCAACGCTCAACAAAATCATCAAATCCGCCCGCTCCTCCACAAGGGCGTTCTAGGCGGTCTTCAGGTAGTGGGTATAGTTCTTCCTTCATCTTGGACTTACGACGCCTTGCAGCGGCATCTAGAAGGCGATCACTGTCTGTCTCGGTGATGAGTGTCATGCCTTCATCAATAAAATCTTGTGACTTGTCTACTTTATGATGATTGCCCATGAAAAAACCTCTCTTAAGTCTGTTTCCAGAACTTTTAGAGAGGTTGCTATCTCTTAGTTATTTAGTTTCGGAGATACGCTCGGCGCTTTCGGTGTTTAGCGACCCTGACCACGATACTTCTTACGCGCCTTGTTACGCGATGTAGCAGCATACTTTGTATTCTTCCCCATACCCTGTCGAGTGTTCTTGGGAGTGCTCTCAATCACCTTCTGACCTGAGAGACCAACTTTGCTTCGTGCCATAAAATTATAGGAGGTTAACCAATGATTATTGTAGGATACTTGTAAGGACCTGTCAAGGTCCTCGGTGTAGTCACTCCCACTAGACTTGCCTCGTCACCAGTTACTGCGAAGAGATTTCCATTGATAAACACACTGTTGTTAATCACTGGATTAATCCTTCGTTGCCCTGGTTGGCATGGTGCAGGTATCAATGGGTTTACCTTCACCCCATCCACTGCCTCTGGGAAATTCGTAGATTGGTAGTATTCTACCTTCTCTTCTTCAAAGTATACGTTATCACTTGTAGTAGTTTCTCCTCCAAGTGCTTTTGCAGGATACAAACAGTTTCCATCCGTACTGGGCGAATCTACACAATCTGGTCCGACTACATTAGGCATTACACAGCTCTTGCAACGTTTACTAAATCTTTCTTAATTCCTTCTACGTTATTATGTAGATAATCTAAAGTATCACTTAGCGTCTCGTGCTTGTTACTGTGAGGTCGCCTGTACATCAATTGTGGTCTCTCCAGGGCTGATATCCGCTGGTCCAGGCTCTGCAACCTCTCTGACAACTTCAGGAGTGCTGTCTCCAATGTTTGCTGCTGCTTCTGTAACTCTTCCATCATTCTGATCTCCTCTTAGGAATGCGTTCGCGGCGCGACTTTCAAACTCATCACAAAATGCATCAAAGTTTTCTAAGATACCTGTAAAGTCTTTGAAATCGGGTTTTTCCATGATTTTTTCTGGGGGAATTTTTTTATTTCCGAGGTTTTTCAAAAAACCATTTTCAATAATATTTATCGGTCGTCTGGATACTTTTGTAGGTTAGAGGGACCCTTCGATTTTCGCTTGGCGACCCCTTAGTACAAACAAACCCCCCAACATACTGTCAGGGGGCGGGGGTGTGCTATGCTGCTGTGAGTTGCCGTGCGATCAGGCGGGCGGTGTGCTGCTTTGGTCTGTATGGGATGGCGACCTGTTCACTGTCGCCACGCCTCCAGATCTCATGCCTGCTACCCTTGCGATGCTCAACCCACCCATGCACACGGGCGAGGCGCTTAAGTTGCTTGTCTGTCATCAGAGATCCCACAGCATTTCGTTCATCTCGTCTGCATCGATGGCAGGGTCATCCCATGCCACGCCGTCGCCTGTCTTGCAGAGCATACGACCAATCTGCCCTTCACACATGCACCGCACGAACTTATCCCATGGGGTCTCCAGTCCCTCGCGGTATGTCACACATGCCTTTGCTGTGTTGTAGAGGAATTCATCGTTGCCGATCCACAGGGCGGCATTCCAGGTTTCGTAGTTTGCCCAACCGTTCATGATGTCGTGTGTTGTGTGTGTTGTGTGTATTGTAGACCCTAGGGGGGCGATGCCTACCCCTAGGAGGACAGATCAATAGTTGGCACCGTAGCGGCGGGCGTCTCGCTCATAGCGGCGGCGATCGTAATCCTCTGCCGTGAAGTTGTCGTCAAAGTCGCCATCCCATGCCATGGGTTGCCCTGCCCGTCCCGTGAAGGTGGCGAAGGTGGCGCGGTGGCAGAACTGACGATCGTGGAGGTCCTGTGCCATGAGATAGTCGGAAGGTCGTTTGATGTTTGCCATGGGTCTAGTATAAGGGGTCAGGGGCGCAGTCTGGGGGTGATGGTGGACACCTCAGCAACCGAACACCAGATCAGCGATGGCGTTAGTGTTGGCATCGGTGCGACACCAGCGGATCGGTTCACCGTTAGCGGGGCACATCCAGATCATGCATTCCTCTCCCCATGCCTTGCCCAAGCGGTAGGCGTGGCGCATGTCCTTTGCCCAATCGCACCCGTGAGGATCGAACTTGCCCCATGCTGAGGGTTGGACTGCGATGGCGTGTTTCATCGGTTTCGTTTGACTGAAGTCATTATAAGCACGCCCAGGGCATTGAATGCCGCACCTAGGACCTGTTCATGAATTGGCACAGTGACTTTGTAGACAGCATGATGAGGCATAGAATAGTGTGCCAATTGTCTTCAGTTTGCGTCTGGAATCAGATCGATCAAAGTATCTTCATCATAGAGATCTACGATCTCTTCAGTTACCTCATCCCATGACATCTTCT